AAGATTGCAATGCAACAAGCCGAAACTAAAGCTAAGGAACTTGCAGAAGCAGAAGAGAAAGCAGCTCAACTACAAGTTGAAACTGCTGAAACAGAAGCTGAGCAGGAAAAAGTTAGAACAATAGTCGAAGTTGGAATGTCAGGAGCTGAAAGGCTTATGAATGACGTTGAAAAACGTGTTTCAGAAAAACATGAAGACTTAGAGAAAGTTGTCAATGAACTTCAGTCTGCACTTAAAGATAAAAAAGAAGAAATCGAAGCAATTCGTGAATCTAAAAGAATCTTTGGTGACAGGGATAACTCTGACTGGCAAAAAGCCTTCCAAAGCGACATTGATGACGCTTGGGTAATGGGTCTTGCTACAGGTAAAGGTTACGATACTAAACTGGGTAGATCAGTAATGGAAAAAGTTAACGCACATTCAGGTGTGGGTGTTTCTTCCGCTGATTTTGAACAAACAGTATCAACTAATATCGAAAGGGATATTCAATTAGAATTAGTACTAGCTCCGTTATTTAGAGAAATCCAAATGGCGTCAGCTACACAAATAATCCCAATCTTACCAGATGCTGGGTATGCTGAATTTACAGCAAACCAAACAGCTACGGGCTCAAGCCCACATGGTAACTTGGAAGAAAGAGGTGATACTTATGACTCAACAATGTCAGGTATCGACTTAACTGAAAGAACTCTTTCAACCAAAAAACTTATATCTCAATCTTACTTAGGTAATGAGACAGAAGAAGACGCAATCTTGCCAATTCTACCTTTGATCAGAGAATCAATCGTAAGAGCACACGCAAGAGGTGTTGAAAATGCACTGTTAGTGGGTAACCACGCAGACGGCGTTTACGGCACAAGTGGAGCGACATTTGAAGGACTAGTTACAATGGCTGGATCTAACAAAACTCAATCCGGAACTGCATTCGCTTCTGAATCTTTAACAGCACTACATTTGTTAGCTGCTAGAAAGTATATGGGTAAATATGGAATGAACCCTCAAGATGTTACATACATCGTTAACTCTACAGAGTACTACAGCTTATTGCAAGATGCAGAATTCCAAGATGTTAACCTAGTTGGCGACGTAGCTACTAAACTACGTGGCGAAATCGGATCAGTCTTTGGCTCTAAAGTCATAGTTTGTGATGAATTTGCAACACCAGCAGTTGCTAAGTTTTATGCCATAGCGGTATATGCGAAGAACTATGTAATGCCTAGACTTAGAGGAATGACAATCGAATCTGACTACGAAGTAGCTAATCAGAGACGAGTACTTGTTGCTTCTCAAAGACTTGGATTCACCGACATGATCGATGCTTCCACGTCAGCCTGGGGACTTCAGTACAGAGCTAGTTAATAGCTAATGTAAATATTTGGAGGGGATCTCGAGTTCCCTCCGATATTTTTTTAAAATAATTATGGCAGATTTAATAACATTACAGCAATACAAAGACTTTCAAGGTTTAACTGGCGTTCAACAAGATGCCCGTATTAATGTGATAATCGACTCAGTTAGTCAATTAGTTAAAAACTATTGTGGCACTAACTTTATTGATAATTATTCAAGCGCCAAAACAGAATACTTTGACGTTAAAGATAATGTAACTACTAGAGTTATGTTAGATGAAGGACCGATTAATGCGGTAACTTCAGTCGCAGAAAGAGATTCACAAGCAGATACATATATTACTCTCATTAAGGAAAATTCCGATAGCAGTGGTAAATATGAATATGTTGTTGATGATCTTACAGATAGTATAGTTCGCACTACTGAAAGTGTGGACAAATCCTTCCCAAAAGGAAGAAAAGCAGTAAGAGTAGTTTATACCGCAGGGTATAGTGCTACACCTGAAGATTTAAAACTAGCAGTATTTGATTTGATCAAGTACTACTTAAAAGATGAAAGCAGGGAAAGAATGAGTATTGCAGGAGCAACAATAGAAAACCCAGGTTCTAGTAGTGTCCCTAATAGTTCTGGATTTCCAGACCATATTAAACGAGTACTAGATATGTACAAAGTTTATAATTAATGGCACAACAAGATCAAAAGTTAGCCTTAGCCGATCTTTGGAAATTAACAGAACAAAGTAAGGACGTAAGAAATTTCTTAGCTCGCATAACAAACTATGGAGCAAGTTATGTAGAGATTAGAGCAGGAGATATAACAAGACAGTTAAATGATACTTGGAAAGCTACGAATAATCAAGAGCCAAATGATAAAACTAAAACAAAACTAAAACTATTTGCAAAAGCTATAGTTAAAGAATGGAATGGAATAGTAGACTCAGGTCATGTTCATATTGTTAAAGAAGATATGACAAGGATCAGGGGTAGTAACCAGAATGTAGTTAAATTTGATTTAGCAGCAGGTAGATCTAAAAAGAAAGGGCGTATTTCAGGTTGGAAAAGAGATAACTTTAAACAGTTTAAAAGAGTTAACGCAGAAATAGTTAGTAAACTTTTAAAAGGGCAATTTAAAGACTTAACAACAGGGGAAAAGAAACTTAAAAAAAGTGATAGAGCTACTTTTGATATTGGGCATATAAATGCTGTAGCTTCTTCAGGCAGAGCAGACGCAGCTTTAGGACTAATAAATGGAATACTAAGTTTTGATGATTTACCTGAAGATGCAAAATCAGCCTTAGAAGGAGCTAAAACAAGTCTAGGAGAATTAAAACTTAATGGTGTAGATGAAAAGAATATTAGCTATAATGCAGGAACATATACGTTTAATAGTAAAACAGAGTATATTCTTGAAACTGAAAAAGAAAACAGAGGAAAAGAAAGTGATGCAAAAGATTCAGCAGATGTAGTAAAAATACTACAGGATCTTTTAGAACAAAACGGTAAAAATACAAAGGTAGCAGAATTTCTAAATAGAAAAGGGTCTCCTTCTGCATTAGACACCGTTGCAGACATGATAATAAATACACCTCTAAAGAAAAGAGCTTATAAGACTAAAAAAGCAAAGAACTTATCTAGATTTAAAAAACCTTTGAATCAAAAGAATTCAAGTAGTAAAGTTAGTAAAGAGAAAAAATTAAAAGGGGACAATAATAAAATAACGGGAGTCTTTGATAGCAGTATGGCTGCATTGATTCCAAAAGCTTCAAGACCAGGAAAACAAAGAGAAGGTGGATCAGGACAGGCTCCAGAAGACTTTGCTCAAAAGATAAGAGGGCTACTAAAGGTAAAAAGAGCAATAAACCAAAGATTACCAGCAGAAGTTAGAAGAAACATGGGGAGTGCTTCTACTCTTAATAATAGGACAGGAAGATTCTCAAATTCCGCAGAAGTAACACAAATTTTACCCGCAGCACAGACACTAATGGTAAAATATTCATACAGGTTAGATCCTTATGAAACATTTGAGAACAAAGGCAAGAAAAAGTGGCCCGCAGGGTATAATCCTAAACCTTTAATTGCCAAAAGCATAAGAGGACTAGCACTAGGACTAGTAGATGAAAAATTAACAATTAGGAGAGAATAGTGGCATCACAATACAGAACAGCAAGAAAAAAGATAGTAGATGCACTAGTTAAACAGATTAAAGGAATTAATGGTATACACCCATATAATTCTAACGCTTTTAATAATGTTCATGGAAACATGATATTTTTAGATCAAATCCAGGAGTACCCAAAAATTTGTGTAGTCGCTGGAGATGAAGCCAGGCAATATCAGCCCGGTGAATTTAAGTGGAGATTCTTGAACGTAGACATAAGAGTTTATGTAGAAAATCAAGAAGATTCACAGGAAGCTTTGGCTATTTTAATGGAAGACATTGAAAGAGTCATAGACGACAATGATATTCTGTCTTACGATACTACTGTAAGTCCGAATTTAAAAACTACTTCCTTAACTCTACTTCAATTATCGACAGATGAAGGAGTTTTAGCTCCCTTAGCAATCGGTGAGATGACAATAGAGTGTAGGTATTAATCGAAATTACAAAGCAGGTAAAAACCTAGCTAAGTACTTTCAAAGAAAATAGAATAGGAGAAAAGCAATGGCTTTAAATCTTTCAAGAAATACCAAAGTATTCGTTAGTTCAGCTAATGGAGTTCCCACTGCAGGTGGGGGTATACTAACATCTTATGTTAGTACTAAAGGTACTGGATACGCTGTCGGAGACATCGTAACCTTAGCTACCACTTCTGGCTCAGGAGCAAATGCAAAATGTATAGTTCTTACTATTGGTTCTAGTGGCATCGTGGAAACGATAGCAATCCCAAATAACTTTAGAGGTAATGGGTTTGTTGTAGATGAAACAGCAACTGAATCAGCAGTAGAATCCTTTGCAGGCGTTAATAACGCTGGTGCAAGCGGACTAGTAGTAACAGTAAAAACTGTTACAGGAACTACTACAGCAGAAGGCGCAAGAGCAGGAACAGGACGATTCAAAGGTAACGAAACAAGTGCAAACTGTTTTAGAATTGGT